ATATCCTACCTTGAGTACTGGCGGTAGGTGCATCGCACTGTCGACCCCTAATGGTGTCGGAAACTGGTTCCACAAGACTTGTGTTGATTCAATCGCAGGGACAAATAACTTCAAACTTACAGACCTACCATGGCAAGTTCACCCCGATCATGACGAGGTATGGTTTCGCAATGAGACCAAGAACATGTCAAAGCGCCAAATCGCGCAAGAGTTAGAATGCAATTTCAATGCGTCAGGTGAAACAGTTATTGATGCCAAGTGCATGGAGTGGTTAGAGAGCGCGACAAAGGAACCGCAATATCGAACTGGCTTCGACAGAAACTTTTGGATTTGGGAAGAGTTCGATCCTTCATGCAATTATTTGATGACAGTAGATGTATCAAGAGGCGACGGTGCCGACTATTCGACATTTCAAATACTCAAGCTAGAAACTCTTGAATTCATTGGAGAATATCAAGGCAAGTTGACACCCGATTTATTTGCTAACATGCTAAATCAAGTTGGAAGAGAGTTCGGAAACGCAATGATGGTGGTAGAAAATAATAATATTGGATACACAGTACTTGACAAACTCGTAGAATACGGTTATCCTAATTTATATTATTCTATTAAATCAACGCATGATTATATTGAACAACATCAGGCAGAAGCAATGAACTCAGCCATCGCCGGCTTTTCAACCACTTCAAAGACTCGCCCGCTTATCGTCGCGAAATTAGAAGAGTTTATAAGAAATAAACTAATTAAAGTGTATTCGACTAGACTAGTGGGCGAGATGAAGACTTTTATTTGGAAAAATGGCAAGCCGCAGGCAATGAAGGGTTATCATGATGATTTAATCATGGCACTTGCAATTGCGTGCTGGGTTCGAGATAATGCACTCCAGAACTGTGCACGCGACCTAAACTATCAAAAGGCTTTCGTTGATTCAATTATTACAACTCGCACCACCATGAACACTCGGATCCCGGGCCAACATGGATATCGCAGAGACAACGCATTAGATAAACAAGCTGACGAGGCAAGAAGCCTGTATGAACAATATAAATGGATTATTAAGTGAGGTTATAGATGCCATCCCCTAGCAACAATAAAAGTACGGTGAATAGCCAAAACGCGTTATTTAAGGCGCTGACAAGACTGTTTTCAGGTCCGATCATAAGCTACCGCTCCCAATCTGGTCGACGCATTCGTCGCCAGCACCTAGATAAGTTTAGCTCTCGATTTAAATCTGCTTCCGGCCAGCAGTTTAAAAAGACAGTCAGGAGTCCGCTAGACGTTGTTGCAACAAATGCAATAGCGAACCAGCGCCGCGCCGAACGATATGTCGACTTTGATCAAATGGAATACGCACCAGAGATCGCTTCAACAATGGATATCTACGCAGACGAGATGACAACTTATTCAGAGTTGCGCCCGATGCTTAATATCAAGTGTCCGAATGAAGAGATCACTGCAGTGCTGGATTCATTGTTCGGAGACATATTAAATTTAAAGTATAACCTATTTGGTTGGGCTCGCACAATGTGCAAGTACGGAGACTTCTTCCTGTACCTCGACATCGACGATAAATTTGGAGTGCAGTCAGTTATTGCTCTTCCGACTTCCGAAGTAGAGAGATTAGAAGGAAAGGATTCAACAAACCCAAACTACATCCAGTATCAATGGAACTCTGCAGGATTGACCTTTGAGAACTGGCAGGTCTGCCATTTCCGTGTCTTAGGGAACGACAAATACGCACCGTATGGAACCTCCATTCTTGAGCCTGCGCGCCGAATCTGGCGCCAGCTAACACTTATGGAAGATGCTATGATGGCATACCGTGTTATCCGCTCATCAGAACGACGCGTCTTTAAGATTGATGTCGGAGGCATTCCTCCACAAGATGTGGAACAGTTCATGCAAAAGACTGTAACGAACCTCAAACGCCACTCTGTGGTTGATCCTAAGACAGGTAAGGTTGATCTTCGCTACAATCCGATGAGCATAGAAGAAGACTACTTTATTCCAGTTCGCCCGGGCTCAACAACAGACATTCAGTCTTTAGCCGGAGCACAAAATATCACAGCCATTGACGATATTAAATATCTACGAGACAAGCTTTTCTCAGCGCTTAAGATTCCTCAATCTTATCTTACAATGGGTGAGGGCGCCGACGAAGATAAAGCGACTCTAGCACAAAAGGATATTAGATTCGCAAGAACTATTCAAAGACTGCAAAGAGTTATCATTGCAGAACTGACGAAGGTTGCTGTAATCCATCTGTACACGCTTGGATTTAGGGGCGACGACTTGTTAAGCTTTGAGTTAACATTGAATAACCCATCAAAGATTGCAGAGCTACAAGAGATCGAGTTCTGGAAGCAGAAGTTCGATATTGCAGCTTCAGCTACAGAAGGTTTCTTCTCTCGTCGCTGGGTAACCCAAAATATCTTTGGTATGTCGCAGGAAGAGTTCTTAAGAAACCAGCGCGAGATGTACTATGATCGTAAACATGACGCAGCCCTCCAGCAGGTCGCTGAGCAGGCTGCAGCCGAAGGAGCCGGCGGATTAGGCGGAGACTTAGGCGGAGACCTTGGAGGAGACTTAGGCGGCGACCTAGGTGGTGATCTCGACTTGGGTGGTGAAGAGATGGCCGCAGGAGATGCTGGAGACATAGGTGGAGAACCAGAGGCAGCCGCCGACGAATCTCCATTATTGGCAGTTCCCCCAGGATCTAAGAAAGATGTGAAACGTTTAGATAAACCTTACCGGACACCTCAGCGCACTGCCGGCGACAAGGGAAAGAAATACTATCCCAAAAAGGTCGATAAACGCAACGGAGCCCAAAATAACAACTCGTTCCTATCTCAAGGGGGACACTCCAAAACCAAGAGTACAACCACGAATATAACTCCCGGTATCAAAGATATTCAGCCTTTGGTAAAATTGGAAGGAACCACAAACGGTATTTTTGAAGGAAAGGAACCTATTTATAAGGCAAGAGAACTATCTGAAGAGGAAAAGCTCTTTGTCGTTAACGAGTCTATTGGCTCGCTTATTGATGAACTGCAAACGCTGGAGCAACAGAATGAGAAATAGACACAACAAAAAAAGAAACACTGCTTTTGTATATGAAGCTCTTCTTCGAGAGGCGACTGTTGCAACCATGAGAGGTGATCATCGGCGCCGCGCTGCAGTTATTCGGATCATGAAGAGACACTTTGGAGCAGATTCTATTTTACGTCGCGACTTGGAATGTCATCAATCTCTTTATTGTGAACAAGGTCTCGATCGTGAGACCTCTGAAAGAATTATCAGAGAAGCCAAGATAGCCAACCGACTTATCGACCCGAACGGTATCTTTGCTGCACAGAGCGCTTTAATCGCAGATGTTAATAAAGAGATAGAACCCTCAGTATTCTCAAACTTTGTACCAAACTACAGAAACTTAGCCTCGATAGCACAGATGTTTTCAACTAAGGTCTCCCCCAAGAGGCATGTTATGTTAGAGCAAGAGATTTTGGAGAAGATGACCACACAGCCACCAACTGATACTATAGATGCCTCAGTGGATGACATAGTGGTCCGAAAGTTTGTCGAGAAGTTTAATGAGAAATACAACGAAGAGCTTCTGTCAGAACAAAAAGCTCTCCTGTCGTATTATATTGCCTCTTTCGCAGACAACGCTTTGGAGCTTAAAGTTTTCCTCAACGAAGAAGTCGCAAGATTAAAAGATGTTCTGCAGGAATCTCTCACAACAGAAGAGATGAAAAGCAATCCAGAGATGGTACGCCGTACTAAGGAGGTGATAAGTTGCCTCAATGAGTTTGCTAAAGCCCCTGTCGAAGAGAAGACGTTGCTGACAGTGTTGAGAACACAAAGTTTAGCTAGGGAGGTTCAGGCAAATGGCGATAACAGTTAGATTAGGCGACAAGGCTGATGATGCAGTTGTCAGACTTGAGATGGATGTCCGCCGAAGCATGAGCGGCGACTTAATGATTTTCGACCACGGCGATATAGATATTGTGTTGTCGACGAATAACAATAAGATAACAGCATTTCCCAAAGACGCTATGAGTGATTTGGTTTATGGTGCTCAGAATAGACTGTTTGCACACCTACGCAAGAAGGGGCTCGTGATTTCGGATTCAATCCAAGCCGGCTCATTTTTCGGCTCTATCGAAGCGCTAATGGAAACAGCCTCAACCCCAGAGTTGAGCACTCCGAAGATGGCACTCATTAAAATATCAGAGTTTATTGACGAAGAACGTCCATATTTTGAATCGACAGAAGCAATTATATCGATGGCAGATGACGAGCTAACTCACCCAGACAAAGAACACTCAACAGAACTAGGAGAAGTGCCCCAAGAAGTCGAACAGGGTTCGATGCGACCAGGATTTGTTCGAGATACTTATTCACTCAGCTACTTATATACGATATAGGAACTGTCGATATGTCTGAAATGAAATTGATAATGGAGAGCTGGAACAAGTTTATTGTTAACGAAGAACAAAACAATTGGGTTACTTGGAGAATGCTTGGTGACGCCATCGACTTAATTGCTGCTGAAAAAAAGGGTGAGGAAACAAAAGAAAGACAGCAGAAACTTTTAAATTTAGGTGGCAAAAGTTTGATAAAGCTAGCCGCAAGCTTGACCGGTCCAATCGGAGGCTTGGTTGCAATCGGTGCCGATTCTATAGACGTGATCGGAGATATGGTTAAGACTTATTCAAGAGCCGATGACTCAAAGACAAATCAAAATCCCTTCTTAGATTTATTTAATTTAGACGACGGGTTTCAAGACTTGATTGACGATAACTTGGAAGACCGGTTTGTGCAAAAAATGATGGATGATATATCCGGACATATTGAGCAGAACCCAGACCAAACAATCCCCGATTTTGATAAAGTCATACAAACGTGGTTGCCAACTTTAGATTTAAGCGGCACAACCGATAACAATGTAACAAAAACTGAGCCGGGACAATAATGGAACTTCTAACATTTATATTGATAGCATACGGGCTCACACAGATCATAGTATACGGTGATATATTTAGTGCAATCAGACCCCGCACAGGACACCTAGGAAAGCTCTTTAGCTGTCCCATGTGCATGGGCTTTCACGTTGGCTGGATTTTAATGCTTCTTTCTCCCTACACAGAACTATTTAGTTTTGATGTTACACCTATAAATTTCTTTCTTTTAGGGTGGTTATCGTCGGGAACGTCATATACTCTTAATATGATTATAGGCGACGATGGTATTAAATATACAAAAAAGGATATAGGTAATGAAGATCACTAAGGCACAACTTAAAAAGATAATACTTCAAGAGTTAACCTCGGCCCAAGCAGGGAAAGAAGCTGAGCTAACTTCCCAAGCTACTTCTACTGCCGCACGCAAGAAAGGCGCACTGGACCGCATTTCCGATGCCGATCAAGAGTTTACAAGTTTAGAGAAAGGAGTGGTAGAACAAATCGAAGCATACTTCTCAAACCTCGCGGCAGTCCCCGGCGTTGACTTAAATCAGCATAGGGCATATTTACAACGCATACTCAAACAGATAGAGAAAACGGTAGCAAAACAACTCAGAGACATTGAATCTAAAACACAAGCAACGGACAATACCGATCAGGAGGCACAAGATGTTTAATACATGGACTAGAAAATGGAAACTTCAACCCGTACGACGATGTTGTAAAGGTAGTTAGCCATGGCGAAAGTACTACTAAGAGAATTCTATCCTCTTTGTGAAGGGGGTGTTTGCCAAGACCTTCTAACCGAAGACGAGAGACGTTTTGTCGCAGAAGGCGGCATGATTTTATCCGGCAAGCTTCAAGAGGCTGACTGTGTAAACGGTAACGGCCGCACTTATCCGCTAGATGTTATTACTCCGCAGATTAAAACATACAAAGAGTTGGTAAAAGCCAAAAGAGCGCTAGGCGAGTTAGATCACCCAGACGACTCTGTTATCAACCTCAAGAATGCATCCCACATGGTCATCGACATCTGGATGGAAGGACCCGTAGTTATGGGCAAAGTGCTTGTCCTCGATACACCTTCCGGAGACATCCTCAAGGGGCTCGTGAACTCTGGTTGCCAACTCGGTATTTCATCGAGAGGAATGGGATCAGTTTCAGAGTCAATGGGCAAAACAATTGTAGAAGATGACTTCCAGTTGATCTGCTTCGACTTTGTGTCCGAACCCTCTACTCCAGGCGCATTTATGATGAAAGAGGTAAAGGAACACGCCACACAGAATATGCTCACCAAGACTGATAAGATTAATCACCTGCTGAGTGAGGTTCTTGACAAATGAGCGACTGGTCGAGCTATGAAGATAACAAGGAGATCGCTGATAAATGGCGCCAATTCTTGACAGAAGATAAACAACTCGACGAGGGCTGGTGGGACGATGCAAAAGCTGCAGCCGGCAAAGCCTCAGACTGGCTTCAGGGGAAACCCGATGAAATGGTGCCTCTGGGCCCCGGACATGCCTCTGCCGCTGCCCCAACGAGTGGCTCATCTTCTCCCGAAGAAACTGCTCCTCCCGGAGAAGCCCCCCAGCCCCCTCCAACATATATCCCGCGTCCAAAATTGCGCG